AGTATGATGTCTCAGATACTGAAGTCTGGAAATCTTCTCGGGAATAAGTAATAGAATGGATATCTTCCAGTCGGACAAACTTCTTGTATTCTGGCCGACTGCGTATCAAAGCGCCAAGGAGCGAGCCGAAGCTACAGCACGATTTGTAATTTACGCAAGTATTCTGGTCTATATCATCAACCGCGATGTCCGCATTTTTGCTTTAGGTGGTCTTGTCCTCGCTATTTTGTACTATCTGTACACTGCGAATATGATTTCAGATGGAAGCAAGCGCCGCTCAACAGGAACCGATGGAAGAGTCCCGAGCGCTCTTCGTTCCGGTGTTACATTACCTACTCTTGACAATCCCATGGGAAATGTGCTCATGACTGACTACATCGATCAGCCCGACAGACCATCCGCTGCATGGTATCCAAGTGTCCGACAGGAGGTTCAGAACGTCTGGTCCGAAATTCATCCATTTGAGCGCAAACGTGATGCCGAGAGAAATTTTTACACAGTCGCCTCGACAACAATTCCAAATGACCAGGCAGGGTTTGCACAGGCTGCCTACGGAAAACCATTCTCCCCGATGTGTCACGACCAAGGCGGTGAGGCTTGCGACATTGACAGCGATCGCTTCCACTTCCCCGAGCGGCCTCAAATGAGAGCCGGAAACGGCAGATAAATTAATTTCCCCGGAAATAGAAAGATGCCATCTGTATATTACAGTACGGCGCCGGAACTTCTTCAGGCTAATGTATGGCAAGGACCAGCCACCGTCACTCAAGTCGATGTGATTGAGGGTGAGACGAATCTTCGCCCGGTCGACACCCTGTCTTGGAAAAAGACTTATTCCGAGTACCCATACGACTTTCCCAATTCATATGTCTCAATTCCACTGCGTTGGCTCAACTTTGATCCACGCAGCACATATGCTGATGACCAGAACAACAGATTCGTTCAGAGATATGTAAAGAAATAAAATTCCTCGGTTAGATTAATATGGAACCACTGGCTCTTGCAGCCGTAGTTGGTCTAGTGTTTGCTGGAAAAGCTTTGACAGATGATGACAATGTCAAACAAGCACCAACCACTCGACCCATTCGACCCATTACTCGGAAAGATACTGATTTGATGGCCCACCCAGGTGATCACTGGGCAGATTACGAAGATGTGAAAATTATGACACCCGACCTTGGGCGGCGGATTGGTGATTTCCGGTTAACTCCCAAGAATGAGATTGCCTCTCTGCAAAAGCCACAAATTGGAAACACACGGTTTCCATATGGACAGCCTGTGTACGATCTGTACGGACGTGAGAACATCACAAACAAGATGAACAACGTCCCTCCAGTCGAACGCATGAATGTCGGTCCTGGTTTGGGTGTCGGGGCGGATGTTCCTTCGACCGGTGGCTTCCAACAGTACTTCCGCGTCCTCCCCAACAACATCAATGAGGAACGTTTGACAACTCTTCCAGGTGCGGAAGGCCCACCCAATCCAGTCGTGAAGAATGGGTCGACAGAGATGGGAGCTGTGACACACGTGGCCAAACCGACCAAGTCATTTTACCGCCCCCCTGCTCAGACCAGTGGACAGGGACAGGGTGGTTCTCTGCGTGGGTTCGAGGGAAGGCCAGAACAGATGCGAACCAAACGCAGCACTATTCGTGGAGACACTGGATCCCGTGGAGACACTCTCGAACTTGGTCCATCTCAATACAACGTGTACCAACCTTATGATGGTGCATTGATGGACAAGAGTCTGCCTCACCTTTCAGGAAACAGGTCAAACCCAGACAGAGCAGGAAACGGACAGAGAATGAATGTCCGCGATGACCCAGTGAATGTCGTCGGCACAATGACTAACGTACGTTCCGAATCCATTCCATTCAACATTGGTGCAGTTGAGATTGTCCGCGGAACAACTCAAAACTATATCAAACCAGACTTTGACAAATTTAACAACAAAAAGATGAATTCAAATCCATATGCATCTCCAGACAGCCTCGACATTGCCATCAGACAACTCGAAAAGAATTCATTTGTTCCTGAACCAATCAAGTCAAATTAAGTTGGAAAAAAATATAGAGTAAATGTAAAATGAGCGGCGGTATCGTACAGCTCGTGGCAACTGGAGCTCAGGACACTTGGCTGACAGGCAAGCCAGAGGTGTCTTTCTTCCGATCGAACTACAAGCGGTACACCCATTATGCGCACTCCGTCGAGCGTCAGGTCATGCAGGGAGCCCCCCAAGCTGGCGGCATTTCGATGATTCGTTTTGAGAAAAAGGGAGATCTTCTGTCTTTTGTGTATTTCACTGTCCGTGATAACAACAATGCCGGCGTTGCTAACGTCGACTGGTCCAAGGTGATTGACAAGGTTGAGCTGATGATTGGTGGCCAGGTGGTGGATACCCAGGACTTTCAGTGGAGCACAGATGTCGAGCCAATTGTCGGTGCACAGACATTCTCGACCCGCTACCTGAACTTGAATGCAAACGGACCAACAAACCAGAAGAACTTTTTCTACCCCCTCAAGTTTTTCTTCTGCAAGGATTACTTCCTGGCTCTTCCACTGGTGGCCCTGCAGTTCCACGATGTTGAGCTGCGGATCACCTGGTCTGCAAGTCTGACGCAGACTGTCACCTTCGGCCCAACTACCAACCCTCTCCTCTCCACGGTTCCCCAGGCTTCGATCAACGTCTTTTCGAGCTCAACCGTGAGCGCGTCTCCCAATACAGCCAACTTGGTTGTCCAAAGCACTTCCGGCCCACTGTTCCCAGGTCAGCTCCTCTCGAACGTGCTCGCACCTGATGCAAACACATGTGCTACCGTTCTGTCAGTGTCCAACGTGACCGCCGGAAGCCTGTTTTCCAACGTTTCCATCACCTTTGCGAATAGCGCCTCTTCCAATCTGCTGTACGCTACAAACGCACCTGTGAATGTTTACGCACCTGTGACAACTGCAACTGTGGTCGGAGCAACTGTGTCAACGACATCAGCTGTTCTGTCTATTAATCGCATCGCGTCTCCAACTTCCGGATTCGGCATCCAACCCGGTTCCTACGTGTCCGGTCTTCCATTCAGTGGACCAGTCGTCGTGAGCTCTTCGAACGCCACGACAGTCACTGTGACCTATGGAACTCAGCTCAATCAGCCATCAGCCGCAGTTCTGGCTGGATCTCAGCTGAGTTTCTTCAACGGAACTTCCACATCGACAACTACATACAGCAATCTCCAGTATGTCTGCTGGGCAAACTTCATCTACCTGGATGAGGCTGAGCGCAAGTTTTTCGCCGAGAACACACACGATATGCTCATCCATCAGGTGGTTCGCGTACCCATCGGAAGCTCATCTGTGACTGAGCTGGCTCTGGCTCAGCCTATGAAGTTCATCGCCTTCCAGTCTCAGAATTATTCCCAGGTGTTCCAGAACGGAAACAACTCTCTGCAGGCGTCTCAGTTTATGTTGAAGACGCAGATTAACGGAATGGACGTTGGTGAGTTCCGTCATTTGCCTCAGTGGGTTGATCAGCCTCAGTATTACAACACTCCTTTCGGCTACAACCACAATCAGCAAGTCGCAAACGTCGCCATCATCAGCTACTGTCTGGACACATCCAAGAGTCAGCCAACTGGTACACTGAACTTTTCTCGGGTCGACACATACCGGATTGTGACTCCTACAACTCTGACCGACTCTATTGGCCGCACTGGTCTTCTGGCTCTGACCAATCCCAACGTCTCCTCCCCCTACCTGTACTGTGTCAACTATAACGTGCTCCGGATCATGAATGGTTTGGGTTCAGTCTTGTATGCCAATTGAATTTTTTTCTGCATAAAGAATAGATCCTATAAAAAAATATGGAGCTTCAAAAGTGCAATTCCTGTGTTCGCAAACCTCAGCCACTTGATCAATTTCTTGACAAATTTGGCAGATTTTGTTTGACTTGTTTGAAGTGTCGTTTGAATACGAGTAAAAATCGAAAGTCACGACCACCAGTTCGACCATGTGAGATGTGTCCGAAGACTTCTTCATTCAACTTTCCAGGACAAACCCCTGCAATCAGGTGTGTTGATCACAAAGAGACTGGAATGGTTAATGTAGTTCAGAAAAACTGTGAATACGAGGGATGCACAAAGCAACCCTGCTACAATTTACCAACCGAGCACTTTGGTAAATTCTGTGCAACACACAAAACTGATGATATGGTAAATGTCCGTGAACGCCGGTGTGAACATTCTGGATGTATCAAGAAACCTTTTTACAATTTACCTTCTGAAACCAAAGGACGTTTCTGTAAGAAACACAAGGAGGATGGAATGATTGATGTTCTGAGTGATTCGTGTCAACATGACAAATGTAACAAAAGGGCAAATTTCAACCACCCAGGACAAAAGGCGAAATTTTGCGGAATTCACAAAGAAGATGGAATGATTGATGTCAAGACTCGCCATTGTGAATACGACGAGTGTATGAAAGTTCCAGTCTTTAATATTCCTGGTAACAAGCGAGGTCGTTTCTGTTTCGAACACAAAGAGAATGGAATGGAGGATGTGAAGAACAAAAGATGCAAGACGCACATGTGTGATGTAATTCTTGCTGGTTCACCAAAAGACTACTGCGCCCGCTGTTTCGCCTACATGTTCCCAGACGAGAAGCGAGGATACTTCAAAACCCGTGAAATGAAGTTGAAAGAGTTTTTGGAAACAAAGTATATAGACAAGACGATTGTTCACGACAAGAGAGTGGAGTGTCACTTGTACCGTCCCGATTTCGTGTTTGACATGGGCAGTCATACGGTCGTGATTGAATTGGACGAGAACCAGCATAAGAAGTATGATACTTCATGTGATAACAAGCGGCTTATGAGTATATTTGAGGGTCTTTCTTCACGCCCGATGGTGATGATTCGGTTCAACCCTGACAGATACGATTCTGTGAGTGGGTGTTTTAAAAAGGATGGTCAATTGACAGATGGGGGAAAACCTTGGAATAAGAGGACAGGAGAACTCAAAAATCGGATAGACTATTGGCTCAAGACTCAGCCCGAGCGCGAGATTACAATTGAACATCTTTTCTATGATACATTTTAGAATGCCATTCTGGATTTGGGTTATTATCATTTGTCTCGTGTTTTTGGTTTCATATGATAAGCGTAGCGGGAAACTCCAAGATTTTTTTGGTCCAGACATAGTAGAAGACCCAAGAAATGGGCACAGTGAGAGAACGACACAAAGCAGTGGCGATACCGATGAGTCAAGTTGATGGAGTTCCGCATTTCCTGATAGTTCACGACCGAAGATATAGGGAATGGACATTTGTGACGGGGGGGTGTCGAAGACGTGAAATATTCAACCCATTACGTTGTGCTCTTCGTGAACTCGAAGAAGAAACTCGTGGGCTTATAAATTTAAAAAAAGGCGCCTATGCTTATTTTAAATTTTCCACAGACACCCGTGAACCGCGCGACATTGAAGATGGCGTCAACGTCATCAATCATTATCACGTCTATGTGTTTGACATGCCAATGACGCAAAACGAGCTCAACAGCGTCATTTCCGAATTCAACGAAGAAAAGGTGAAAATGGAAAGTAACTTTATCCCTTTCCGCAAAAATTACGATGAAAACGACGCGTGCGAATTTGGAACACTCGAAGACATTACACAAAAAGACAATCTGTGGGCTATGATCCGTACTCACGTCGTACGGAATCCTGAATTTCAAACTGCCATCAAGACAAGGAATAAAACACCATTTAATTTGCGTATTTGAATTAATTTTAAAATTAAATTAATAGTATGACTCCGCCAAAGATTTGGTATGCCAAGAAACTTTCTGAACTCAGGATAGAATTGAAAAAAGAAGAAGAGACAGACCCAGAGATTCTTGCCACCCAAATGAGAACTAGCCGTCTCTGTTATGAAATTGAAAAACTTGAAGATGAGATTGAACAAGCTAAAGAGCCAGAGGCTGCTCCACCTCTCGCCGAAGATGAGCTAAAGGAAATTGCAAACAAAAAGAAAAACAACGGGACAAAGAGCTTCTGGTCACGATTTATTTTTGATTCCGAATCAGACATTGATTCGGACTAAAGAGGAGTCGCCCTAAACAAATAATGGAACTATGGTCCGTACCAAAAGCACCAGGGACGCATCTGTTGATGGATGGAGGTATCCTCTTCGTCCCTGATGAAGATATGGATGCGTTTTTTCAAGTGTATATAGACACATTGAAAAAACGTAAGATTTATGTCGTGGAACAAAAGACTGATATTTTTAAATTCTTTGTCGATTTGGATTACAAAGGTCAAGAAAAATTGTCAGATGAATTCATTTTACTAATTTCAAAAAAAATTCATTCCATCTTGGGAGAACCTGGCCGATGTTGTATCGCTCGTGCCCAAGTTCGAGCTGTCAAGGAGGGTTTGAAAACAGGTGTTCATATTCATTGGCCAGACTATAGAGTGACGAAACAAGAGGCTTTAGCGGCGCGTACCAAAATTCTATTGGAAATTCCTCAATATCCAGGCATCGATTGGGCGCAGGTGATTGATTCCAGTGTATATGGAGGATCGGGACTTCGGATGCTCTGGTCGCACAAAAAGCCATCTGGAGACCCATACATTCCGTGGAAAATCGTAGATGGCGAAGAGTTTTCCAAAGAACCAAACTTTGAAACATTGAAACTGTTTTCGATACGGTGCTCAGTGTCGGAAAGACTACAACCGATTGATCAAGATATTCCAGAGGCTGAACCGATTGAAGAGTTTATTCAGAGATATATTCCAGGGCAACGCAGAACACAGGTGAAAAAGATTCATCGAATGGAAGAGGGAACGGATGCATGGTACATTCAAACCGATTCCAAATATTGCGAAAGAATTCAGGATGAACACAAGTCCAACCACATATGGTTCCTGTTACACAAGGGACGCATCAGTCAGAGGTGCTTCAACGACGAGTGCAAAACTCACGACTTTTCCCAACATATTCTTCCTCCTAGTATAGTAGATGAAATCGTTACTGTTGGTAGCCCTGTTGATATTCGTTTTATGGGTTGTATTTCCGAAAGGAGTAAAAGGCCAATTCCTGAAGTACGAGCAAGCTGTTCACCCATACTCTGGCCTTGATCCTGAAAGTTGGAAGAGATTTCTCAACAACATGAATCTGTTTCGTTCCAAGATTGAAACAGACATTGATCTTTCAGCAAAGGCATTGTACACCGCCGTGGAGAATGTTCGGGATATGGGTCTTGGTGTGAGACATGCAGATGACACAGAGTACCAAGATCGTCTCAATGACATTGCAGGGGATTTGGCATTTGAAGGTGAAACTGTGCTCATGAAAACAGCCACAGACAAAGGACTCTACTTTTTCCCCAAATTCTTGAATGACAATTTGAAAGATTATCCAGAATTACCTGCACAATCTTCATTTGTTCCTTCAATTGTACGTTCACATGGGCAATAAAGAAATAAAATAATAGTACTGTATGGAGACAACAACTCGCAGTGGTCGTGTGTCAAAACCCCCTAAGCGTTATGAACCTGTTGAAATTCCAGTCGATGACTATGCGACTGATGATTATGACACTGAATTGAATGAAGACGTTGAATCAGACGATGATGATGATGATGACGAAGAGTTGAGTGATGACGATTCAGATGCAGATGAAGATGGAAATTTAGATGGCTTTGTTGTACCAGATAAAAGCGAGAGTGACGATGAAGATAGTGAAGACGATGGACAACCGCCCGTCATTTCTGTCGTCAAAAAGCGACCCGTCAGCGGCAAGTCTTGAGAATGAGCAAGTGGAGCAAATGTATGCTCCACCGCCACAATACGTTGAGAGGAGGGACGTAGAGAGGAAGGATGATCCGTTTGAGAAGCTCAAGAACAATCCGCTTGTTCTTGGGCTTCTTATGGGAATTGTGATTGGAATTATTTTGACGAATATGCGTCCGGTGATTATTAATCCTAAGTGATCATGTAAGAAACTACATTTCCTGAACTTGAAGTGTTACCGACAAAGTCTCCGATAGGTCCTGTTCTATTTTTCGTCAAGTCTTCTTGTAAAAACCCGACCCATGGATTTTCTCGAACCTGTGAGCTCGGTTCCATATCCCGGAACACCTCGTACTGATTGTCAAATGCCATTGTCGGCCGAGCTGTTCTCTGTGGGACACACACCTTGTCGAGATTTTTATAGACTTTCCAAACCAGAAAGAGAATGACGGCAATGCCGATCAATATGAATATTCTCATTACATTTACTCAACATTTTCCTTCTCCTCCTCAATGGCTGGCATCTCAGACTCCTTCTCCTCAGCCGCCTTGCGACGCTCAATCTCTTCCTGCACCTTGGCATCAGCCATCTTTACGAGCTCCGGCATGGTTGCATCCGGAAACTCCTTCTTGAGACCGTCGATGAGTTCGGCAGGGTGTGGAATGGGTGGAACATCAGGCTTGGTGTAAAACTTGGAGTTTTCATCGGCTGGGTCAATAAAGGGAAATTCGCCTTCGATTGGCTTGGCAACGGCATCACGCTTGCGCTTCTCAAACACAGCAGCTGCGGCTGCCTGGTTCTCCTTGTACTTTTGGAAAATCTCCTCCAGCTTATCGTTCTGGTAGTGCACATCGTCAATCTGGTTCCGGTCAGGGGGAATCAGCAGCCACTTGTACATGTCAACGACGTAAATGTCGACAATAGCATCCTCCTTTTGCAGACGCTTGGCGTGAGATGCCGCCTCATCACGAGTCGCAAAACACCCACGAATCTTAAGACCAAGCTTCTCATTCTTTTGGGGCAAATCAGGACCGACAAATGAAATGCATGCAAACAGTTGTCCTGGAACAGTCAAATAATCTTGCTCGAGAGTAGCCATTTAGAGAATACAATACTCAAATTTTTAAGTATGGACGCGCTCAGGAAACTACACAATGATGCAAAACGGAATTTGATAAAGACCTGGATTCAACCAAATTCCCATATATTGGATTGTGGATGTGGCCGGGGCGGAGACATTCACAAATGGAAATCAATTCGTAATGCAAAAGTTTCAGCCATAGATCCAGATGAAGAATCTATGCGTGAAGCCCATGAAAGATCGTCACAAACTGGAATTGGAATTTGGTTTCTTCCTCCTGGAGATGTTCGAGATGCTGTCAAGTGGGGTCCATTTGACGTCATCTGTTACAATTTTTCGCTTCACTACATTTGCTCCTCAGAAGACATCTACTACAATTCCATCCAAGCCATTTCCAAGTCTCTCAAAGTGGATGGACGATTGGTTGGAATTGTCCCAGAAAAGTCACGGATCGAAAATTTAATCCCAGTGTCTGGAACATTTCGAGATGCACTGGGCAACACTCTTGAAAAGGTTGGTGACAGGTTGAACGTCAAGTTGGTCGATGGTCCGTTCTACAAGGATGGACCCAAACTTGAACCAATTCTGGATGGGAAGAAGTTCATTTCGGATATGATGCAATTAGGGTTTCGAATGATTTTGTGGGAGCCGATGCTTGACAAGCCCAACGGACTCGTGTCAGACATATATTCAAAATTTGTCTTTGTGAAATATAGATGAAGAACATTATTCTGATTGTTCTTCTTGTGTTTTATGTCTCAATTCTTTTGAGAATTCAACAACCGTCACTCTTGTCTGAACTGAAGCGCCGGTACGAAATTGTCAGAACAGGTCTTCCTCACGAGGAGCGATGGGACCTCATCAAGAAACACTGCGCCATCATCACAGGAACTGACGAGAAGACTGGCATCGTCGGTTCCAATGTGAACAAAGGGTACGAAATTTACATTTGTCTTGATGGAGATGACATCAAGGCGGCAATGTATGTCTTTTTGCACGAATTAGCACATTTGACTGTCAAAGAGTACGATCATACACAAAAGTTTTGGGACAATTTCAAGGATCTGAGAGGTATTTGCGAACACTTGGATGTGTATGAAAAGGTTGGGGAGCAACAATACTGTGGAGAAAAGGTCAAGGAGTGATGTACTTGCGAGCCATGTAGAAGACGATCGCAGCCACAAGAGCAGTCACAATCATTCCAGTGACTGACATGTCACCCGACTCGTTCAAAAACTTGGGCACCATCGTAGACAGTTTGCCCTGGATTGGTTTGGAAAATGCAATGATGGCGGCAACACCAGCCAGTGCAGCCTGATACTGGTCATCCGTCAGTCCAAATGGATTCTTTGAAGATTTGGACTCTCCGCCGCTCGTCTCGCGATTCTGTCTCTTGGACTGAACCATCCGTGGTGGTCCCTGAATCTCATCTTGCATCATTTGTCCAGGACCGGGCATAACCTCCTCGATGGGTGTCGATGCAAACTCTGCCATTTGAGATTCACCAATGTTTTTTTCACTTGGGTTTGGCAACAGACCTTCGGGAACACCTTTCTTCTTTTCATCGCTTGAAATATCCTTGGACATCTCAATTCCAGCATTCGGATCGTAATTCATCATCCCTGTTCTGAATCAATTTTTTTCAAAATTAATATCAACGCGTCTTTTTTACAATGACAGTTTGACCCTTTGGCCGAACACCGCCTTGTTGAGGAGGTTGTTGTGCTTGATATCTTGGATTGTAGTGTTTTTGATGATACTGCCAAAACTGCTGACTTCCGACTCGAAAGTTTTTACGAATAGGTGCTTTATACCAGAAAACCATGTCCTGAATTCTATTTGTTTTGCACGTATTGTCCAACACAAGACACTCGTAGTTTTCAGTGCATGCATCCATCACCTGGGAAAACACATCATAACTGGGGAACATTCCGAAAAAACACTTGTACAGATTTTCTCTGTTTTGTTTGACATTGTCTCGAAGAACAAACACATAGTCTGTGTTTGAACGGATCATAGGCGTCATGTCCATCACGTACTGTGTCGTCATCATGAAAAAGATGTTCCAGTGACGGCCATTCATAAACAGATTTCTCATCACAGTGTCTCGCATGAATGCCCGGTCATACATACAATCATCCATAAGGATAAAGACGGGTGGGAGACGTTCCTTTCCGACACGAGCCGCAATTTTTCTTTGTCGTTCCATAATTTTTTCAATAGCCTCACGATTGTAATCTCCGTACACAAAGAGATCCGGAATGAATTGTTTGTAGTGTCCGTTTCCATCTTCTGTACCGGACATTGCAATTCCGGTCGGAACGTGTTTCTTGTGCCAGAGAATGTCCGTGACGAGAGTTGACTTGCCTGTTCCACGCTTTCCGATAAAGACACAAACCTTGTCGTCTCTCATTTTTGACGGGTCAAACTTCCTGAGAGGAATGTTTGCCATCTCTGTTGTAGCGTTTCAAATTTTGAGATTAAATTGAGCGCAGAATTTTCTTCACATCTAGTAGAATGTCAGCTGGATACATCCAGTTGGCTGCAATCGGACAACAGGATGCATTTTTGACTGGGAGTCCCAGTGTCACCTATTTTCAGGGGTTGTATTCGCGAAATACTCCATTCGTTCTTGAAGCCTACGAAATTCCTTTCAACGGAACACAAGTGAATTTCGGAAGTCAATCTATTTGCCGTGTCCCGTTTAAAGGAGATATTATACGAGGTCTCACTTTAAAAATTAACATGCCAGCCCTGAACAACCCTGGCAACGATTGGAGTTGGTCAAATGTCGCTTCGGAATCTGGATTTTATCCCAAAATTACAATCGACGGAAAATTCTTTCGGGCTCCGACAACTGGTATTACCTATTTTTCATCAAACTTACAATCGATGTTTCAATGTCAACCTAATTTCCCTTTGAATCTTGGATGGCTGAGCAACACAGCTCCATTCGGTCAGCCATCTGTCGGAACCCTATCAACCAATGTGTACTACGACGCCAACGTAAATAAATTCTCATTCACGGCGTACTCAAACGTGACTGTTGAACCAGCCCAGGCTTTGTTTTGGGGATTTGACCCGAAAAATTTCGACAATGTGTTCCCGGATGGAAATTTGAATTATGTATGGTCGACATCCAGTTTCCATCGAACAACGAATGGCCGGGCGACTTCTGATTTCACACTTGAACAAGCTGGATGGACGCGAGGTAATGGTTTACCAAACGCGACATCACGTGCTGGTCTCTACATGCAAGTTCAACAGGCGATTATTCCGGCAGTTATTCCGACTGCATTTCAATTTCAAATGTTCACACGTACTGGAGATTCAAACCCAAATTATGTTTTCTTCAACGCGTACCGATCTACCTATATCAGTCAAGTCAGTGGGTCTACATTTTGTTCAGTTTCAACCGGGGGTTCTATTGTGTTTAGCAATCCGGGTTTGTACTGTATTCGTGGGTCTATATTGACTTCTGGTTCTGATGCCACCTATTCAATCGCCTATGGATTTTCATCCTCTGATGGTCATCCAGGAACTGGAACTTTCATCACCGAGCACGTGATTACACAGTCTATGCAGCCTTCTGCTGCATTCTGTATTCCTGTAAACGTCCCTGTTGCTTTGTACATGTACATCGATATACGTCTCCTCCCAACAACTGCAACAATTCAACCCGGATCTTGGCTCGCCGTGACTCCACTCGATCAAGTGTTTACGAATTACTCTCCAATATCAACTGGAACTCAACTTGCTCTTCAAAATTTCACTTCCTATGGTCAACCCGGTGGAGGAACTCAGTTACTGACTTTAATTCCTTCATCGAATTCATTTTATTTCAACCAGTATGGATCATTTTTGATCACGACAAGTCTCGCTCTTCAAAACAGTACACTCACGAGCATCCAGTTGAGCAAAGGTGTTCGGGGAGGATCACCAACTTCATTATTCACGTACACAACCTACCAAGGACAGTATGGGTTTCCAAGCTTGGACTTTATTATACCAGTCACTGTTCTTTCGGGCGATATCGGAGTCACCCCATTCTTTATGGACATTACAATGCAAAATCTTGCAGGGTCTGTCGCCAGTGATACAATTGTCGGGTCGAATGTATCATCCATTCAGTTTATACAAAATACATCACCGACGCCAACAGCATCATATCCCCAGAACGGTATCATGTTTACACCGTCCGGTGCATCCGGAAGTCAATTTACACTCAGTTCACCAATCAATTTCAGTACTTCAAGTTGGACACAAACGGGTGGAACAGCTCAAATCAGTGCTCAATCTCAAAATATACAGTTTTTCATTGGAGGATTATTTTCGGCACAGTTTGTTCTTTACACTTCTGACCTGTTAAAGTCAGTCTCGGTTGCTGTCACGTCCGGAGTGACTTCATTCACATCTACATTTACAATTGGAATTGGTTTGCTTCCGCCATATTCATTTTCGATTCCATTTTATATTGCCAGTGCGACAACTTTGAACCCGGCCACTGCAACAATTTCATTCTTGACAGTCGCTGGAAGCACCACATATGCATTGAGCAATACGATGGTTTCAATCGGAATGCTCGCGAGTAACTTGACACCGACATACAGTTATGTCGACTCTATCGGAACATATGTTATTCAGCAAGCAGACTTGAAAATCGGTGGTCAGTTGGTCCAATCCATCACGGGTGAGCAAATCGAACTGTACAATGACTTGTACATTCCATACGAGAATCAAGTCGGTCTCAAACTTTTAACCGGCAAACAAGACGTCTCGAACGTGTTTGACCCTGGTCGAACATACTACGTGAACCTGCCATACTATTTCTATGACAATCCCGAACTTTCCATTCCGATTTGTGCACTCGGTCGTTCCGACGTTGAAGTGTACGTGACGTTTGCCCCATTCAGTGGACTTTCTTTTTTGAGTTCCATCACAGGCGTCAGTCAAACACTCAGTGCG